GTCGCGGACGAAATCTCTCGTCAACTCGGTTTGTCAACCGAGGAGAGTGAATTGTTCGTTCGCAGCCTGACTGGACATACCTTTGACGCGGAGGGTCAGTTGTGGCATCAACAGTGGGGCCAGCTCATGGGATCCATTACATCATTTCCCGTCCTCTGCATTGTGAATGCGGCTGCGTGTCGATGTGCTCTTGAAGAGTCGACCGGCCGCAACTGGACACTGCGCGACGCTCGTCTTGCCATCAATGGTGACGACGTCATTATGCGCGGTCCTGTTGCACTCAAAGCGGCTTGGAGACGTATTACGGCGTTCTTCGGTCTGAGGGAATCTTTGGGGAAGACTTATTTTGGAAAGTCCTTCCTGGAGATGAATTCCACTCTCTTCGAACGATGTGCGCCGTACTCCGCACCGTGTCCCGACGGACCGATCCGAGAGTACGTGTTTCGTCAAGCTGAGCGAGTCAATCTCGGGCTCGTCTACGGCTTAACACGTTCCTCTGGTCTGGTCGCGGTCGCGAACGCGGTGGAAGGTACGTCCTTCAATGCTAGTCTGGGCTCTCGCGCCCGTACTCTTGTCCGTGAGACGCCAGCATCCTGGCGCTCTCGCGTGTACAAGATGTTCCTGGACAAGCATTGGGATGTGCTTTCGCAAGTGAAGGTTCCTTGGTACATGCCAGAGTGGATCGGTGGGCTGGGCTTGCCCTGCATCGATTCACGTCGTCCGTCACACTTGGACTTCGCAAAAGGAGCGGCACTGCTACGTAGCGGTGTTGTCTCTCAAATGCGTCGACCTCGTGAGGCGGGTTCCTGGCAGACCCATCAGCTGGTGTTAGCGCGTTTGCCGCAAAGGCTCAAAGACGCGCTGATGCAGCATAGGATTGACCCCGAGTCGGAGCGACTCTATGGACTTTCTTGTGTTGCGCTGTTGTTTGATCAATCAGTCGTGATGTCCGATCTCTACGATCCGGACCCCGACTCAACAGCACAGCTGAAGCAACTGCATCGCAATGAGCGGCTCTGGCACTCTGCGGAGCCCTTTTGGCACTATGATGCAGCGGTCTTCTGGCGTACCCTGGAGCGTCCCTCTCCTACGACCCATGTGGACATTGTTTAGAACAAACGGTGATAGCCGAC